AGCTTGAGGGTTTTTGTTCATTAGGTCAATAGCGAAAGATAACTTCTCTTCATCCATTAACTTATGTTCTTCAAGCATAGCTAATACTTTACGAGCTGGTTTTAATGATTCCATCTTCTCGTAATAATTAGCACCCATCTGAATTAGCTTCTGAGCTTCATCAACTGAACCAATAGTAATATCTTTACCGTTAGCTCTAATAGTTGAACCAATAAGCTTTTTATATTCAGTTTCGTAATCAAAAGTATTTTCTGTAGTTTCAACAGTCTCTTCATCAAGACTATCTACTTCTACTTGTTCTTCTTCTGATTCTTCAAATTGTTCTTGATGATCTTCCACATCACTTTGAAGATGTTCGTCTTCTTGTAGTTCATCTTCTACTTCCTCTGTAGTTGACTCTACTTCTTGAATCTCTGATACAGGTTCTTCACTAAAAGAGTCTGCCGAAGCAGACTCCTCAGAACCGAATGTATCTAAATCCAAGTTAGCGAAATCATCATCAGACATAGCAAAAATGTCGATTGGTTCGTTAACTTGATCAGTCATGATTAACCCTCATAACCAGTGTTAAGTTCTGCTTCTTCCTCTACAGGAGCAAGCAGTTCTTCACGTAACATCTGAATTTGAGCTTCAGCTTGATCAGCAATTTGACGTTTATAGTCTAGGTGTTGTTCCATCCAAGCATAAGCTTGAACACCGATTACACCTTGCTTAGACAAAGATTCATTAGCATTGATAGTTAGATGAGTAGCTGCATCTCTACCTTCTTGGAAAGATTTAATTAGAGCTTTACCACTACGAGTATTAGAGAATCTAATTACTTCCTTAGCTTCATGTAGTACTTCTTGTAGTTGTTGGATATCAGCTTCAATTTGTTCAATTCTAGTCATTATTTTTTACTCGTATTAGTTGGTGTTTTAAGTGTTGAATCTAAGACTGACTTCATTACATCCCTCTTAGCATTAGAGTTAGCTTGAGCTTCCATCAGTTCTAATTCTCTTTCTTGCTTAACACCAGACTCTTGTTCAACAAAGTCTAGGTCATTCAAGTTAGCTTCTGTAGAAGCTTTACGAGCTTTAGCTTGTTCAGCTTGTGCTTTAACTGGCAACATCTGAATCTCTGCTTGGATCTTAGCTATCTCAGCTTGTACCTTCTGCATATCTAATTGAGCTTTTTGTTGCTCTATTTGCTGCATTGGATCAGGTTGAGGTTGGTATTTCTCTATCAATTTGGATAGATCAGGCATACCACGTAAATCAGCAATCTGACTAAGAATAAGTTTAGTTAATTCAAATGGCAAGCTTGCACCCATAGTTTGTAGCATGAATGACAATTCTTGTGCCTTAATAGCATCTGTTTCAGCATTTGATATGCTTAACTTAACATCAAACGAACCAAGTAGGTTATCTCTATTAATTCGTACAAACTCTTCGTCAGTGATTCTAACTACTTCTTCATCAGATAACCACTCACCATTCATTGCCATAATCTTCTTAGCAACTTCACCAAGACCATGAGCAATTCTTCTTAAAATACCTAATTCTCTCTTACCGCTTGCACCAATAACACCTTGCACACCAGCAGCAGTTGAACCAAGTGAATCACCTGATAAACCTTGAGAGAATGTCTTAACACCAGTCATAGCTTCTGCTTCTAGATTAAATGACTGTAGTAAGTTAAATGTACTTGCCGGTAATTCAGGATAAGAATGTTCAATAACTGCTAACCTTGGATCTACGTTAGGATTAAAGAAATAATCTTCACCTTGTCTGAACTTTCTTAAGTTCATTGTGTCTAAGGCATCTTTCCTCATACCTATCTGACCATTAGCAGATCTAGCCATGGCATCTACTTGACCACGAACCAATGCACCAATTACCTTTTGACTATCTTCTAGTAGTGAAGCATCTGGTTCACCATAGATTGAATCTTTTACCGGTAAGTAAGGAATAACTACAAATGGAATCTTCTTATCTGGATAAGGGTTTAACTCACAACGAATCATAACGTTATTAACCCAAGTAGCTACAATAGCTGTAGTAACTCCAGAGTTATCAATATCCCAGTAACCCCAGTACTCATAAACTATTAATTTCTTACGTGGCTTATCATTAAAGTTAAATGAACTTACATCGTTAAGAGGAATATGATTACCATCATTGTTAGCGGCATCTTCTGGAATTTCATCCAAATTCTTATAGATACCTAACTTCTCTAATTCACTTCTAGAAGATTCAAAGGAATAAACTAGGAATGTGGCATCATCAAATACACCATTACATGTTGGATCAACAGTAACATTTCTATAGTCACATACTTTAACATAAGGTTGGTTCTTAACTGTTTTAGTTACTTCCTGTTCTACGTAGCCAGATACAACTGCAAGAATAGGTCTTTGGTTCTCAATAGATGCTAGGACAGATTGCTCCAGTGCTTCAGGGAAAGTACCGATAGATTCTGGAGTAGTCTCATAAAGCATAATAGCTTGTTGGATCAGTAAAGCAGATTGTTGGTCAGCTTCTTCATAAGAGTACTGAGGAATGTTCTCTGTAACCTTAGTTTCTTCAAAGTCCCAACCCACTCTTAAGATAGCAGTACCTTCGTTTACATCAGTACGAACCAAGGTATCAATTAGATTTACTTTATCTATCTGGTTGTTGAACTGATAGTTAAGTATTTGTCCATTCTGTTTAGATGCTTCTCTATCCATCCAAGTTTTAGGTTCTACTTTAAATAGATCTTCATCATTTAAGAATGGTTCACTTAAAGAAGTGTATCTCCACTCTGCCTGTTTACGAATAACTTTAGGTTGAATAGAAGATCTACCATCCTTCTTAGGAATCTTGTGCACACCTTCAACATTCAGTTGTTGTAACCAATCAGTAATTTTAGCTACCTGTAAATCTTTATTAGCTCTAGCTAAATTATAATCAGATCTAAGAGCAGTTACAGTCGGTTCATTCTTCCATTTGGTAAGAGGAGTGTAATCAATCTCTTCACCAACATTTTCTACGTAATCCATAATTCATTCCTATTAAAAAATGCCTCTATTTGAGGCATCTTAATATTAAAGGGTATTAGAGTGAAAGATTAGTTATTCTTTCTTTGAAACAGTTTTAAGAACATCTTCTGCACTTTCGTAAGCTTTAATGTAGTTTACATCGGATTGTAGACTAGTTAGAGCATACTGAAATTCTTCCATCTGTTTAGACTGTTGGCGAGATATTTCTACCTGTTCTTTTTGAAGTTGAGTGATATCTTTTAATATACCAACCACATGCTTTTCAATACCTACAATCTTACCTTCCAGTTCTTGAACGTTCTCTTGGTTAGCTATTCCTAACTTAAAAGTATTATTCAATCTCTCAGTATTAATGCTAATAGCCGTGCTAATAGTAAAGACCCATGAAGCAGTCCAACCTACCAAGGCAATAGCAACGCCACTGCCTATCTTTTTAGCTAGATATTTAACATCACTTTGGTTTTCTTTAGTCATGTTTATTCCAGTTACCTATTAAGAGGGGATGACTCCCCTCAAGTTAATTAAAGTTCAGCATTTGCTTGTATATCATTCACAACGAACTGCGACCCTGATGAGGTACTCTGTACGTTACACATATAAGGAGAAGACTGTGTAAAACTAAGTCCACTAGTATTGGTAGACATTACTGGAGTAGCACGCATAGTGACAGGGAACTGTATAGTAGCGTAATGAAGTGTACCGCTTGTACCGTAACGAGCTGACGGCATTAACCAAGAGTTATTACCTTTGTTTGCTTGGTAGAAATAACGTTGGCACTTAATCAAATTAATAGCAGAATCGTCAGGAACAAAAGGAGTATCTAATTCACCCATCTCCAACTTAAAAGCAGTAACTCTAAACCTGTCAGTGAATGCTACAGTTGCATCAGGATTTACTAAAAGGTTAACTTCCATACTGTCGTCAATGTTTTCCAGTTCATATTCAGGAATTTTGATTGTCCCTTTTAACTTTGTCCAACTTGAATTGGGAGGTACTGTTCCTAAGCTTATTTTGTAAGATCCACTTTTTTCTCGGTAGTACATTTGTAATTCGTAGTTCATGGGCGTAGTTATTGAAGAATTGACCCAACAAGAGAACGTAACAGTTCTACCCTTAAATTTAGATGCACCTTTTTCAACAATCTGACGAACAGTTCGGTAATTAGTATCTTGGTTAAACGTTATAATTCCATAGCTGCCTAAAGTAACATGAGGCAACTCTACAAGCGCTTTGGTGATATTGTATGAAGTAGAACCATATATTTTGAACCTGTCTGCTAACCAACCTCCATCTGTAGTTTGATCATTTCTCTGATTGACAGACAAACAACCATTGATGAGTAAGTTCTCATTAGGTACTTGCTGTAATTTAGCTATCTCATTAATCAACACTTGTTGTTGAGCTAACCAATCAGGAGTTGGAGTAGGTAAGTTAGAAAGAGTATTACCGGTATAAATGTAGGTAGCTACATAGAAACCTTGAGGTGCAGTTTCACCTAAGTTCTCGTGCGTAGATGTAGATGTCAAAGCAAGAACGTTAGTACCACTCGTCGTATAAGAACCCCAGTTTGCATTAGCAGTTGAAGTAGTCGGAGCACAACCTTGAACTTGTCTATCTCCTGCACTCGTCTCCATTTGTTGAATTCGACTAAAGATACTTTCATTTGGAGATGTGTTGAAGTTGAAGCCCGGACGATTCGGTGTTGAAGATATATCAGAAACTACAGTTGCATGCGAGTGATCTTCAATCTTTGAACCAAAACCAGCATCTTTAGATTGGTCAGTAGTTACAACAGATCTAGCAAAACCACCTTTACCGATAGTAGGTACTCTGAACGTAGATGAACCATCTCCAGAACTATACATAGAACATGCATTGATAGGAGATTCTTTAACTACTGCATCATACTCAGCATCAGTAATAACTAATTCAGGATGTCTCTCTAACCAGTTCCATAGGAATGGATAAGCTTTCCTAGAATATTCACCACCATTCTTAGGGATTAAACCCGGATGATCATTAGCAATGTGCGGTGGAAGACTAAGTTCAGAACCAACTAGTAAAGCAGAGTAATCTGCCAACTGAGCTAGAGCTTTATCAATAGCAGGTTGGTAAGAACCACCACCTGCAAAGTACTCATTTAATTTACTCATAAATATCCTTATAGGGGAGTAATCTCCCCTAATTAATTAAATTTCTGCGTCTGCTTCGAT